AGTATTTATAGTCAGTATCTCCCTCCCATAAATACCAATCCGAACCATCGCCATAGCTGTTAATGAAATGAATAAATCTTTTCCCGTCTTTTTTTCCGTATCCCTCAGCGTATACGCAGTGTCCTGACCACCCAGAAACAAATCCTCCAAATTGCCAGATCACTTGTTTCATGTTTTCCCAGTTCTCTTCAGTGAATGGAAATGCTGTATCCACGTAGACAAACTTTTTGCTCTTGTACGTTTCCATTATAACTGGCTTGTCTAACCATCCCTTATCACGCATGAACTCCTCTGTGGTGCGTGTTAAGTTTTCATATGATGGAACTATCGACTCGAGGGCGCAACCAGTGTTTACGGCAAATTTAGCCCCATTTCTGATGTATGCTCCTCCATCTGGTAGTGCTATCATCGAATAAATTGATTTTGCAGATAAATCTATTTTTTTCAGTGTTTCTATCAAATTGAGCATCTCTTGATATTTTGACCATCCCTGTCCGACACATGAAAGGCTCAATCCTTGATGTTCTCTTTTTAATATTCCGTATCTCTCCTCGTTTGAAAATCCAACATTATAACTCGGACAGTTTGGATCCGGCACGAATGAAATATCTCCAAGCTTTATATCTCGATGATCATCTGGTTGTTTTTGACACCCATTATAATTTTTAGGCAATCTTTGTATCATGTTATTTTTTTTCCCTTTCCTCTAATATTGTTAAAACTTTGACCATGTCTTGTTGCATTAAATTAATATCTTTTTCTATGTGTGCTATATGATTTTCTTTGATCAGTCTTAAATCATCTGTATTTTGACCTATTAATTTATCTATCTGATCATGTTTCATTACGCATTTTTCTCTGATCTGTTTTATTTCATATTTTGCTTTAATATCCGGGTCCCTAAAAAACTTATAAATAGCAAACATGATTCCTAGTAATGTTAGTATTGAAATTATAAATTGTATATTTATAGCTGTTATCATAGTTCTATTTCTATCCTTGATTTAAGCCAAGCGACTTTTTGTTTCTGTCCTGGTTCTATATTCTCTTTCAAAATATCATCGCAAAGTCTACTTATTCCATTCTTAAAGTTTTTATAGTTCTTTTTCGGAAGTTTCGAAGCTAACTCTGGCCTTGCGTCAGTTTTATTTTTTGCTTCTTTAATTCTGTCTTTTGCTTTTTTATGCATGTATTTATTCCTAAAATTCTGTATTGATTACAATGTAATACTCTCCTCCAGCTCCACCGCCTCCGCCTCCGCCTCCGCCTCTACCATTAGCAGTTGTAGTATCTACAGCTCCTCCTGTTCCTCCTGTTCCTCCAGTTGATCCAACTCTTCCATTTTCTCCATTATCACCATCTCCTCCATTAGTTCCTGCAGCTCCTCCAGTTCCTGCAGCTCCTCCACCTCCTCCTAGTGTTTGATGATTTGTTCCAGCTCCTCCAGCATATCCAGCTACAGAACTATTACCATAACCTCCAGGTCCTCCATCTCCACCATCTCCACCATCTGCTGTTATTGTTCCGGTATTAGCTGTTAATGTATTATAAATTATTACTGCAGTTCCTCCTGCTCCTCCGCCTCCGCCACCGGGTCCTCCTTTCAAATTAACTGGTTTCGTTCCACTAGTTCCATTACCACCTGAAACATCTATATCTCCTGAAAAATCTAATGATCTAAAGCATTCAATTATTACCACTCCACCACCTCTGCCTCCTGCAGTTACGCCTGTCCATGCTCCTCCATTACCTGCTCCTGCTCCTGCAATAGCTTTAATAACTTTACCTAAAATATTCAAAGCATATCCACATAGGTGAGTACTTACTGCTCCAGTATCTCCTGCTTCTAAATAACCAATAGTTCCATACGAAGGAGTCTCTGCTATTGCTCCGCATTCACTTGCGTCTATTGTTCCTGCAATAGTTACATTTCCCTGAACTTTTATATTTACTATAGTTCCATTTGCATGGGGATTAATTATAGTTAATGTAAAACCTGATTGAATATCTAATGAAGAATAATTTTTAATTAATACTTCAGCACCACTAGCATCCAAATTTTCATTTGATGAAACAACTTTAGCTCCATCACTACCATCGCCACCAAATTTTACTACTTCATCAAATTTATTGTTTAAGTCGTCGGCGTCTAATCTTTCGCCAGCAGACCATGTTTTGAAATCCATAGTTTTATGCGTTCGCCAACGTCAAAGTCCAATCTATTGTTAGCTTTTGTACGTTAGTTTTAGTTATATCTATATTTACGTGGCTTATTAAAATTCCAGTATCTGCTCCTGCACCACCATCACTGAATATCCCTGCTTCCTTAAACGTTCCAGTTACTTCTGTTTGATTAAAAAATGCGGTCATGTATGCAATGTTTGCCGAGTTTGTCATTGAGGCTATTGCGTTTCTGTATGTTTCAGTTCCTAGTGTGGTATCTCCTATTGCTACAGCTGCGACATTACTTCCTAAGGCGGCATGGCTGACTAGCATGTCATTGTCTGGTGTAGGGTCTACTAAGTTATTCGTGATCAATGTGAACGCGGCAGTCGTGATTATATTGTGATAATACTTCACGATCTTTTTGCCCGTCTTGATATCCTCGAGCGTGAATCTATAAATTCCAATAGCTCCGGCCTTTTCACCGACTTGTTTTTTTATTTGTTTTATTTTGTTTAGAAATTCTTTATCTATCATATTTTTATTATAGCATAAATTAAGTTAATGGCGAACCGCTAATGATGAAAACTCTTTTTGTCCCTACGGGCAGTTGTGGTCCAAGTACAAATTCCACGGCGTAATCTAATGCCTGCACGGTTACTACATCTCCTATCTCTGCTTCTTCTATTTGCGGATAATCGTCTGTGTTTATTTCTACATCCTCATCTATTTCAACGTCTTCTATCGGAAATACTGTCTTTTCAAGAACGACATCTCCTTTTTCCTCGATCAACCTATCGCCTGCTTTTAATAATCCTATTAAGAAATCAATAATACCAACTGTTCTTAATGTGGCCAGTTTTACTTTGTATATAAAAGTTTCCCTGGTGATCATCTGAAATGCAACGCTTTGAATTAGGAAGTCTTCATTAACATTAAGTAATGTTGAATTAACATTTATGATCATTCCGCTTCTTAGTCCTGATTCGTATGTATCAAATCCTCCCTCGATTATTCCATTTTGATATGCTTCTATTTCTGTCTTGGCATAACTGACGGCTTCCTCCCTACTCTTTATTGTTTTATCTATCTTGGCAAATTCAAACACTCCGTATCGAGCTATAGAGTTCGGCTCTTCTACTTGAACGACTAAATTATAAAGCGGTACTCCAACGATTTCCACATTGTCTGCTCCTGCTCCTGGCACGGTGTCTACCTTAAATCTTATATATTTCTGGTTGTAATCCCAGAAGCAATCAAAATCGTCCTCGTTATCCAAGAAATCAATCCCAACTATTTGAGCTACCGAGTCTACTTCTACAACTGGTTTTGAACTGAACTTGTTTGCTGTTCTGAATAATAGTTTTACGCCATCTCCATCAAAAGGTTCACTCCTCGATGTTCCCTCTATCTCTCCTCCTTTTATAAAAACTCTATTTCTTATTTGCGATAAATCATTTGTTACATTAAGCGTTTCTGGTATATGGTTTCCATCGCCATCTGCTATATTAAAAGCCGCAGGATTTTTATTTCTTTCAAAAAAATGAATGTCCTTATCGTAATCCACGTACCAACTATATCCTGTTAAGTCAGCCAGTTTTTGAATCGCAGCTGTCACGGTTATTCTATCGAACGTTATTTTCGTAATTGTTAATGCGCAATCTACGTTCGTATCCGTGAATGTGCCGTCTGTAAAATTTGTTAAAATGTCATCTATAATAAAATTAACGGTCTTGTCGTCGTATCCCTCGATCACAAGTTGTCTATCTAAATCATAGGAATAATCCTTTGCTTTTACTTTATATCTAACTCTGTTATCTGATTCTATTTTTTTTTGTACGCTATGAATTACTCCGGCAAATATTTTTGTTACTCCATCGAGCATTTCTACTTCGCTGTTCGGTGCCGGTCTGAATGTTTGTCCTGTATGATAAATTATATCAAATTCTAAGGTATCAGTTTTTTGATTAATAACATCTGCTTTTTTAACCGAGCCAAATTCTACTATACTCGACTTGTCTACAGTATCAATCTTTATCGTGATCATAATTTTACTGTGTTCTTTAAGCTTTGCATAATACTATTTCCGATTCTTTCGGCTATTCCCTCTTCTCCTAAGAATTCGTTGCCTTGTATGTTGATTGTTATACCTCCTCCACCACTATTTCCAATCTTTCCGTATTGTCCTGGTGTGAATAATTCGGGCCCACGCTCTCCTACTACATATGATCCTCCTGCTCTTACGGGTCCACCACTTGCCCTAAACAGAGTTGATGGTGTTGTCGCTCCTCCTGTATCAAAACCTAAACTTCCACCCATAAATGATAATCTTTTACTCATTGAATTAAGTATTCTTTGCGTGGTGCTTTCAGTTTTCTCAGCTCTACTATCTTCTTCTTCGGCTAATTTATCAGTATATTGTTGTTCTACGGATAACATTTCAGATTTATTCTTTTTTAATTCAGCGAGCTCTTGTTGCATTAAA